TCTCGCATCTTTCGCATTTCTTCCAGTCGTGGATCGTTTCGGCTACGTGCCCCGGTCATCAGGCGGGATTCTTTTGCGAATAGTTCTGCGGCTTGTGGGATCACTTCCGCAACTTCCTTTTTCCTCTCTCCTGGCTCACCGACCCAATCAGTAATCGCGCGACCGATCGTTTGCGGCAGGTTGTGCAGTTGTAATGCCGCGCCAGTCTGTACTTGCCAGCGAAGGTTGCCTGCGACTTCGCCGAAGGCATTTGCTTGCCGTGATGCGAAGTCACTGAGGATCTTGGGCACACCCTGACCAAGGAAGCCCGGTTGGTTCTTTCCACTTTCGATCAAGCCGTTTAGCTTGTTGAGTGCTTCAACATGCGGCATGCCTTCGACTTCTTTCTTGGGCTTCACTTCTGCCCCTGGTTCGGGACCACCGCCAAAAATCCTGCGGAACAGTTCACTAGGCGACGTACCGGCGGCTCCCGCTTCGATGCCAGCACGCATACCAAATCCGCCGGCACGCGATGGCGAAAGCGACGGACCAAGCAATTCTTTTTTCTTGATCGCCTCTTCTAACAACTCGACGACCTGCTGAATCGCTGGTGCAAGACCGATCGACAACTCTTGCTTGAGCCCCGCCCAAGCTGATGTCATTTCGTGGATCGCGTCATTCGCTTTTTCCACTCGCTCGGCTTCCAAGTCGGTGAACGTCAGCCCGAGTTCGTCAGCCTTTCGTTTCATGTCCTCAAGTGCTTCCGAGCCAGCGTTCAATGTGTTAACGAGTGACGCACCCTCAGAGTCGAACAGCGTGAACGCAATCCGCAGTCGATCTGCTGGGTTCTCGACCGCTTGAATCGCGTCAGCAATGCGGCTAAACGCTGCCGCTGGCCCCGCTCGATTCAGTTCCTCCGCGGAAAGTCCCAGATCATCAATCGCCTTGCGAACGCCACTAAGTTGGACAGTGGTGCCGTCCATCGTGAGCGAGACTTGTTTTGACTTGTCGGCGGCTTCCGATAACCGGCGGGTCATTCGCTGCAATGCAACGTCGACCTGCCGTCCTGCCATGCCCGAGAACTCAGCCGCCGCAAGCCTGAGCCCGATCAGATCATCAGTGACCAAACCGAGCTTTCGCGCCGCCTTGGCGGTTTCGTCAATCTGCTGTAGCGAATCAGCAACACCACTCAGCAACGATTGTGCGGTCGCGGCTCCGGCGAACGCCCCGAAGAATCCTTTGACCGTTCCCGAGATTGAACGAAACTGCTTTTGAAGTCCGCCAACATCACGACGGACATCGTCCAAGACCTTTTTTGCCTTGTTCCGCGCCCCGATCTGAATTGTGATGTCATCAGCCATCTTTCAAACTTTCCGATTCGATCCGATTCTGTTCACCGTTCAATCTCTGGTGCAACTCAACAAACCACGCCGATTGGTCAAGCAATCCGCCCGCAACCGGCAACAGTCCGTCGTTGCACATTCCGGCCAAGTTGATGAACCTGGCCAAATCGCCCACGTATCGACGCGGACACTCCACCGAAAAGCTGCCGCGGTCCCCGCAACGATCGCACCCAGCGTCGTCACAGAACGGACAGGCCACCATGTAAGCAACATCATCCGGCTTGTTGCATCCGCTGCCGCACCCCTTGCAGAGCTTCCCGCAGCGAATCATGGCAGCTACTCTGACTTTTTTTCGTCGTCCTCCGACAAGTGCGTAGTTGCGGTCGCTTTCGCCAAGACCTCTTTCAGAATCGGCAGGTTGAAACCGTCTGTCAGCTTTTCAAACTCTGCATCGGGCATATCGGGAAGGAACAACCGAAGCATCTTTTCGCCATGCTCAAAAACGCCCTCGATTGAGTCGATCCCCTGTCCTTCCGATTCCAGTTTCCCTAGTGCGATGTCACCGCGTTTGCTCAAAGCAAAGAGCGTCAATTTGCGTCCTTTGCCGTATGTGATTTCAAATGGTTCACCGGGTTCAATTGCTCTCATTCCTACGTTGCCTCGTTAAATACGATCGAAAGACACTGATCGTGCGTCGTGTTGTTCTTGTTGCACTGCCAGGTCAGGTTGTCGACCATCAGTCCGTCACGATCGCCCTCTTGGGCATTGAAGATTTGGGCCTTCGGGGCACTAATCGTGATGTCAGAATCCGATGGACCATCCAAAACGACCGACAGGGCCGCCTCGTTGCCAGCAAGCCAGTCACCGTAGGGATCGTCCGTCGCAACCAACGTCGCCTCGGGGTTTGCCTCGATCGTCGGGTAACGACTTGTGATCAGCCCCGAAATGTATCCGCCATCGGTACTGGCGCATTCTCGAAGAATGATATTGTTGCCGGCGTCGATGGTCATCTGCTCAACGCACAATGCCACGCTGTCATAGGTGGTCGTGGCCGACGCAAAACGGACGATGGTGTCCGTTGGGTATGTTGGTTCGATAATCGCCGAATCCGTCACCGCTTGCCAAACGCCCTGGAAGTTCCAGTTGATGTAACATTTCCGACCTGATGGCAAGAAAATCTGGAACGTACCGACCGCGCCCGCCAGTTTCTTGAAAACGCCGTCTTCGAAAACGCCAATCGTGCATGTCTTGACGTTGGTTCCTGGTGCCTCGCTGCGAGGTGTAAACGTGCCGCTGCTATTGACCCATCCGCAAGACGGGAAGAGCGTAGACGCCCAGACAGGCACCGTAGCCGTGCCATCCCACTCGATGTCAGTGGTGAACGACAGCGATCCACCGCGTCGACCTGCGACACCAGGTAGCATGTCAAAGCCGCCCTGCCCTTCTCGCTCCTCGACCTGAATATCACCTTGGATGTCAAGGTTGTACGCGTTGAACACGCCATCGTCGGCGGCAAGAGTTTCTGCGGTGCCGACGGTCGTTTCAGTTTGAGCGGCCAGCGTCCGCAGTTTTCTTAATTGTGGCATTATTCCGTTCCTGTTTGTGGATCGCTAACCAGTATCGGCAAGCCATCCCCCGGATCGGTCACATCGAATGCGTCCGACAGCACGGTTGTGATGGCTTGTCGCAGGGCCGAGTCAGTGGCACCCGGTGAAACATTGAGAAGCACACCGCACCGGCCCTGCGTATCTTGGATGATGGCTGCGGTGCGTTCTGGTTGTTGGTGGATTGCTCCCGCTTCCTCGATCAGCACAACGCGACGTGGAAACACGGCGTACCCGTTTTGGCTTGTAATGGTTTCTATTCGTGCTCTGATTCGTTCTCGCATCAAATCGTCCCCTGCTTTTTGAGGGTGATGAAGCGAATGCGTCGATCAACTTGCTTGATCAATTCCTTTCGCCCATCAATCGTGACGGGCCCCCGCATGCCGCGCTTTACAAACACACCCCAGGGTGAAACGGCGTGTAGCTTTTGGATTGGCAAGCGGCTTTTTCCTTTTCGTTTCCATGCGTGACCATATAGCCTTGGTGCAGTCACACCGGGGCGTGGTCCCATGAAACCGCCCTGCACCGTTTTTCGACCCTTTGTGCGACTGATCCTGTACGAAACACCTTTTCGGGTTTGCCTTGGCTTAAATGCTTTAAGCGGCAATCGTTTTTCCTTTTTCACTACAACCCTTGCCGGGTCATAAATCGTTTTTGCTCGATGAACCGCTGTAACCTTGCGGATTTGCTTTTTTGTTGTGGCAAGTTCTTGGTAGATCGCATTAACAACCACACCCTGCACTTTTTTCGCTGTTTTGTTTACGGCAATGTGCAGTTCTTTTCGTAGCTTGCGTTTCGTTCCTTCAATCGCCCTTTGCAGTTTTGCGACTTGTGCAGGATTTAGCTCAACCGTCAACATCGCGTCACCTCACCGAAAACGGATCGAGTTCAGAGACACGATACGACACAATCAGCGGCACCATTACGCCGTTATGATCCACGTTGGTGAAAGGCAGGTTTTGCCCCTCGCTGAAATACTCAGCCGCGCCCCATCGGCTATTGATGGCGTTACCGTCCCAATTGTGCCACGACGAATCCTCTGTGATCGCCTTCTTGATCGCCGCGGTCATCTGGTTTTCCGTCACTGCGGGCGAAGTGGTTGCATCGTCCGACTCACGCACAAATCCGTAGATGTTGAACGTGGTGTCGTATCCCTGTGCCGGCGGATTGCCAGGGTAGGAGTGTTCATCGTTCTCAACGTCGTCCGCTTGATCGACCACGATGGTTAGATTGCGGATCGTTAAATCCCGATCGATCCGTCGTGGCCGATTAACTGACTCGGCGGTGAACTCGAACCCATTGCCAGTCGTGATGGTTTCCAGTCTGGCAACCACCTCAACGGCAATCGTTTCGATAACAGGCAACGCCATTATTCACACACCAACCGGGTCATTCCGTTTGAATCATCCATCAGCTTGACGACTGATCGCCGCACCGATGCGTCTCCGTGTCGAAGTGGAAAGCCGATTTCATCGCCCCCCGTGTCGAGTTCGGCACTGCTTATGCCGTCGTAGTTGCTATCTCGCACCCGTAAAACAAACTCGGGTGCGTTGTCGCGTTCGACGATTGCCATCACCACTCGTGAGCTACCGCCGCCAGCAGGATAATACGTCACCTGCTCCCCAAATTGCCGAAGCAAATTCGGGGCTCCGGTTCGCTTAAACTGCTGGCGGAATCGTGGCAGCGTCATTAGGTGGTGATGTTGCTCAACAGGTGGCCGGCTTCGGCGTAAAGAACGATTTCGTCTACATCGTGACGAACTCGAACCACACTGCCACGGACGGTTTCATCACGGTAGTTCTCAACCGTCCCGCCGACGCTTGATCCGTCCTCGCTCCAATGGAACGTGCGGCCCAAGCACGGCTCGCGGAAGTCGCCCGAGTTGGCAACCTTACAAACCATCGCGTACTCACCGGACCAAATTTGCGTCGGGTCGGCCGACTGGCCTTCCTTCGCCGCGTTCTTGGTTCCGCCGGCCACGATCACTTGATCAAGGTCGAACAGTTCCGCCAGTTGCTGACGCGTCACCTTGCCAGCAGCGTTGGAGTCACCGGCACCCGACGACGCAATTCGATCCTTGATCTCATCGCAGTTTCGCAGGTTGCGGAACACCTTTCGGTTGATGACCAGTGCATTTGCCCAAAGGCCGCTTTGATCATAGACCGCCTGAACGGCAGCTTCGACATCAACCAGCGGTGTTGCGTTGGCGGTGTCGTCCCATTCGTTTGTCACGCCAGTAGTGAAACTGCTGAACGTGGTGGCATTGAACACCGCATCCGCGATGCGCTGTTCCGCGTTTCGCAAAACAGCCGAATAGGCACGCATTGCGGCGATTTGCTCGGCATCGAAATACTCCGCGTACATCTTTGCTTCACGATCGTCAACGACTTCCTCTGCCCCGTGCTCTTCGCAGGCGTAGGTAGAAGTCGTGAACGTGTATTCGCCGCGTGCATACCCGCTACCGGGTGCTCGCTTGGTGTCTCGCTGCTCAAGCAACTCTTCGACAGGAATCTTGCCGAAGGTGCCCGACTGTGATGCGACATCAACAACAGGGAATACTTGGTTGGAAATGAAACCCGCCTGATCCATTGCCAGGTCGAATTCCATGAACGATTCAGCCAAATCAGGCCGAAGTGTAGCCAAACTGGATGATGGGCTAGGCATCGTGTCACTCCATCCACCGACACGACGTTAAACAGAATCAAAAAAACTAACCGGCTTCAGTGGCCACATCCACCGGCTAGTGTCGGTGGTTTGCTTACGACTCAGCCGTCACGCCAGCGGCATGCAGCAGGACGCACTCGATCACATCACCATCGGCGGTTGCCGCTTCAAGGGCTTTTGCGAACTTAAAGCTGGTCGATGCTGCCGTGTCTTGGACCTTCCCCGACGCCTCGGTATAAAGGTCTGCTGCGGCTGCCAGTGCTTCAACAGCGATCATTTTGAACGTGCCGCCGCTGTTCCACAGTTTGACCGGGATCTTGTCGCCCGAGGCGAATGCGGCACGCATGGCGATCCCGTCGCCAATCTCTGTGATTCCGGCGGTAACGCACTTGCCGTCCGCTTCAAAGATAACTCGGGCGTATTGTGAAATAGCTGCGTCTGCTTCCATCGTGACGCAACCGGTATCGGCGTATTGACTCATTTCGTCTACTCCAAAAAAGGTTGTTGGTGGTTACGTCAACGATCAACCGTTGACTTCTTTCAGCATTTCCTGACGCAATCCAGGGTGGCGACGGTTGGCTGCCTGGACTGCCTTTTGCTTGCTCATGCCTTCTGACTGGCAAGCTGCAATGGCTTCGCTCCACCGAACCTTCGCGGATGCCTGCGGAACGTCACCAGGAGCCACTGCGACTGGCTGATTGCCGTCAGCCGAAGCGGTCGCGGTGGCTTTGTCAGCCTTAGCTTCCGCTTCTGCTTTTGCCGAAGACTCGGCCGCTGCTTTCAGCGACTCCATTTCCTCTTCCATCGCGGTCAGTTTGGACTGCAACTCTTCGTTTTGAGCCTGCAAGTTCGTCGCAGCCGCCTCGGCGACTTGTGCGATCGGCAATTCATCTTCAAGGCATTTCACAACGAATGCCTCGCCCATCTTCGGGAACGCCGCCTTGATTTCTTTGACGGTTGCGGCAACCGGCGTTTTGGCATCTGCCATCTGATCACTCCTTTCGGATTGAACGCCGCCTGTCGCGTTGCGTCTCAACGACGCTACCACTCCATACGGCAAGGTTTCTGAAAAAGCCTCCACGACTCTCGACGCAGATGGCTCACTAATTATCGAATCGGCCAGGCCGTTTGAAACTGAATCCGCAGCATTGAAGTACGTTTCCGACTTCATCATTGCGGCTACACGATCCTCAGGCATGCCCATCTTCGATGCGTATGCCTTCACCATGTCTTGCTTGATGTCCGCCAGCAATTTCGCGTCTCTAGCGTGATCTTCGTCGTCGCCATCGGTTTGCAGTGATGGGTTGTGGATCATCACATACCCGTTGTCGGTGATCTCCACGTCGTCGAACGCTGTCAGTAGGTACGAAGCGATCGAGCCAGCAAACGATTCCACGACGGCTTTCTTTGGACCCTCGTAGGCTTTGATGGCGTTGAAAATCGCTGTGCCAGCAAAAACGCTACCGCCTGGCGAGTCGATCCGCACGATCAACTCTTGTGACTGGTCCATAGCGGAGAGTTCGGCCTTGACTTCTGGTGCCGTCAAAACGCCTTGGCCGATCACTCCAAATAGGTGTAGCTCATTCGCCATCGTCGTCACCTCCGGTTTGATCGACCACCATCGCTGGGTCTTGCATTGACATTTGAACGCCATTCGGCATCGGCAGATTCACTAGTTCACGCCATGTCACAGGTGCATCACCGGGGTATTTCTTGTTGATTGCCGCCGCCTGTTTCTTGGCTTTGAGGATCGCCAGTGCGTTGTCCTCGATCGACTCCGCGGCGATCTCTTCCCATGTGGCACCACGCTCCGCGTGCAATCGTCGGGGCGATGTCAGTTGGTTCTGTAGACGTAACGCATCGCCCTGGGCTTCCTTAACCGGCTCGATGTACTTCCACGCCGGCGAGTTCCACTTGTGGGCGAAAATGTCGCGCCGACGAGCTGCCTGACGTAACGCCGGGTCACTTGCCATCCACTGCGAAACCTTCCAGCGATATAGCGGCGTGTGAAACCTTTCGATCAGGTTGCGTTGATTCGCTCGAAACCCCTTGCGGGCTTCGTCAATCGCGCCACGCCATCCGCTAAAGTTTGTTTCGCTCCCGTCCATCAGGACCAAACACAACGGCAACCCAAGGTTCACGCCGATCATCTGCAGCATCAGCTTAACGTGATCGAAGTATTCCGAGTTTGGAACACTTGGGCTGAATCCTTCCAGTTTTTCGCCAGGTGCCCCGATGATTTCCATGCCGGGAGCGATGTTCTCAATCGTGCGAGTCCCCGAGTCAGTCGTTTCTACTTCAGTCTCGCCGTAGCCTGACGTATCGCTACCTGGTAAGTCGGGGATGTACTCGCGTGACCGAAACACAGCGAAGCAGCTTGTCACCTGTTGCTGTACGACTTTCGCAAACTGGATGTCTTCAAACATTCCAGCCAGTTCAAACACTGGAGCAAACGCAGTGACGCCGCGGGTCTGGCTCATTCGCTTCGGATTGTAGACGTGAAACAGTATCCGCCGGTTTTCGCTGTTACGAACACGCAGTGGCACCGCTTCTTCGCGGCGGGACTGACTAGGCTTGATTTCGTCCGAAACCACCCAATACCAATCCCTGCGACCGTAGCGATTCTTGGTGACGCCCAAAAATGTGTTGTCGAGCGAGGTAGTGGTGCGGATGTTGTGGGCTTCCAAGTGTTGAATGAAGCCGTCTGAAATGGCGACGTTTACGCAGTCACCATCAACCAGCATCGATCGGCAAGATTGCCATTCAAAGTCGTGAAAGCAAAACTCACCGGCAATGTCGCACATGTCGGGATCGCACGCCCACTCATTCCACCTGGCAACCAATTCCTGATCAAGTCGCTTGTCGCCGGTCTTGGTGTCGAGCGTAAAACCGTCCTGAACAATATTGGCGACAGCCCGATCGACCGTTTGGCCGACGATCGCGTCATTGCGGTCCATGTCGCGGGCTTTCTCAACGTCCCGATAGTATTGGTACTCGGTTCGATAATGCCAATCGGCTGAGTCACCGTTGGCCGGAACATTAGAGCGACGACGAATAAACCGACTTTCCCGACTCATTCGGTAGTCAGCGGTGAGCTTATCCCACGCGTTTGCAATGCTGCTTGGTGCCAGTTGCGTCATCGGCGAAAGCCCTCCGACGCTGACAAGAATCGCACACGACTGCCGTTGGACGCAGAGCTATTATCAACGTATTGTTGGGCACGTCGATAAAGCCGCTCGATGCCTTCTACGCTGATCGAAAGCGATGATGCCTGATCAGACTGGGCTGCTGGTGTAAGGATTAGAAACCGCTTGGCGGCGGTGATAAATGCCTTTGCCTTGGTGACGCTTGAGACTTCTTCGAAGTCTGCGTTATCCAGCAGGTCGTCGGTGATCTGGTCGATATTGATTGCCATGCTGAAAACATAGGCAACCCCGTCCCAAAACGGCACCAATTCGGAAAAACCGTTTACCCTGCGTTCTCCAGCACCCACTGAATTGCGTGCATGGGCGTCGTGACATACCGACCGTTTTCCAGCTTGGCATTCTGGGTTTCCAGTCCTTGTAAAATGCCTTTCAGCCGCTCTGCCTGGCTGCCGGTTAATGTCACATCAACCCGTCGTCTACAGTAACCCTGCACACCGTCGATAAATGGAACGCTACAGCGAAGCGTTTTGGCTGTCACCTTTAGCGGAACTCCTTTCGGTTCTGGCTTTGGCTTCGGTAGCGGTGTACGCACTGCCGGTTCAATCACGCCAGGCAGGTCGTCTGCACTTGCGGTCACTGTTCGTTTCTTCGCCATTGTCTCACCTTCCTGTCGCAACAAAAGATTGCCCGTATTGATTCCTCATCCGCTGCCGTGGCTTCGGCTTTCGCTTCACCACTTGCCCGGCTGTCGGAGCATCCGACCGCACAAGCCGAATCCCCAAGCAACCACCCGCGGCACAAGCCAGGGCGGTCGAGTCAAGCCAGTGGTTGTTTCGGCTTTTCACATACCACTCTCGCTTGAGTTGTTTACCCTCGATCGGTATCCACCGTTCCTCTTCCGCCGTCAGGTGGTGAGCGAATGACAAATGCCGTTTCGGGTCGCCACCATCGTTGAACACCGCCAGCGAGCCATCAGTGCGGTGCCCCGTCGCGTCGAACGCTTTGGTCAAGAATCGCTCCTGCAACCACTGTTTCCAATATTCGGTTTGCACGTTGTAAAGCCAAATTCGTTCTTCGACCTGCCGGCGTGCGTAGGCTTCCAGAAATGGCACATTCTCTTTTGACCGCTTCGGCAATCGGAATCGCCCCTGGTCCCACCCCTTCGCTGGGTAGTACGGTTTGCCGAACTTGCGGCAGAAGTTGTACGCACCATCTCGCCAGTTTCCCGAGTCGATCAACACCAGTGGCGGCGTGTACCTGAAGCACACTTCATCAGCCCATATTTCCAGCGACTCCGACAACGCCGCCTCGATCGCTTTGTTATCGCTATCTTTATTCAGTCCGTGCGTCTCCATAATTCCATAGTCGACAATGGAACCTACGCACCGATCCGACTCCCAAGCGATCGCGGTCCAATGTGATGCGTATTTTCCAAGGTCGATCCCGACTGTAACGAATTGCGTTTCCGGCGGAACCTCCCCCTGCTCAAGCCGACTCGACCGCGACTGTACCCGAGCCGCAGTCAGAGACAGTCGCTCAACTTCCTCGACCTTTTCGGGGTCGTTCTGGTACTCCGTTCTGTACGCCGCCAAATTCGTGTCGGCAATCTTGTTAAACGCGACCTGTAACGCCGAATGCGTGACTTGCGTTCCGTCTGGTAACAGCTTGGCATCGAAGGCATCCGAAAGCATCGCCGCACCATCGTCCATCGCATCGCGGTTCTCCAGGTAGAATCGCACCGCAGTCAAGCCGTGCTTGTCGCCCTCCATTTGATCTTTCTTGCGGAGTGCAATGTATTCACTCCATAGCCCAAGTTGTGCTTCGTCGGTTGCATCTTCGACTGTGATTGGCCACTTCTCAATCATCCCAAATCGTTTGCCACCGAACTGCGGCATCTGCGACGGGTCCGTCAGTTGGTAGCTGAGACAAACTCGGTTCTGTACCGTCGTGAAGACTGACAACGCAATCTCGCTGCCTTCCTGAACCAATCCCGCAATGTCTTGGTTGAGAATCTTTTTCCGCTTTTCTATTTGCTCATAACTGCGTGCCGACTCTTCCGTTTCCGGATCATCGACCACGATGAAGTCCGGCCGATCCCCTTGAATATTCTTTCCACGAAATGCAGCATCAAGCCCGAAATAGGAAAATTTGACGCCGCCATAGTCCGCGAACCCCTTAGCCAACCGCACATGCTCAGGAACAAAAGGCAAGCTGCAATAGCCCGTTGCCTTCCATACGATGTTAGTTAACTGGCCATCGATGTTCTGTTTGTGCGAACGAAGTGGAGCACCTTCTAAGTCGCGAACCGGAAAGCAAACCTCAGGGAAGTCCGCGCCCAATACTTCACTCTGTGCAAACTTGGTTTTGATGTCGTCGTAAATGTTCCAGCCATGACCCGTGGTTTGGCCCCCCGCAAAGGCAAAGCGAACGAAACCAGCAAGGATGACCGCTACTGTCATCCCTTTTACGATTTCCGTTTTGCCTCGCCCACGAGGTGCCGCCATTGCGTGCCGTCCTTTGGTCTGTGCTAGATCCCACATCGTTTCAATGATGTGCAATCGGTCGTGGTCAAACTCTTTCTTGTATCGATCTGCAAAGTACGTTCGCAGGAAAAGCTCTGGATCAGCAAGGCATCGCTCCCGCCGCTGCGGGTTTTCGATGTCGGGAATGGTGATGCGTGCGGCTGTTGCTCGCTTTGCACGCATGCGCAGGTTGTTTTTTTCTCTCTCTGATTTTGCATGCCCAACCCTATTAGTTATCTGATTCGCTACTTTCTGGAATTGTGCATTGCTCAACCCCAATTCCAGTTGCTTCAAAAGCTCCGCTGGTAACAATCGCGTTGAGCTGCTCAAGCAATGCGCCGAGTTGCTCTTTCTCGTCTGATTGGTTTTGTTGCTCAATGCTAATTAAGTTCCTTACTGCCGCATTTATGTCCCTAGGCTTGCTGGACTCTGCTCGCACAATACCCATGCATCGATCGATAATGTCCTTTTTGTCTGCATCACTTAGCTGCCACCGGCTTGCCATCGTGTAGCTCCACTACTTTTCTGCACAACTCAATAAACTCACTCATATCGAGCGTGTGCTTTGCCTTGTTGGCGGCACTCGTAACGACTTGCAGATTTTCTAGCCGATGTTCTCCGCCATTGACGATCGGCTTGATGTGGTCCACTGCGCAATCACTTGGGTCTAGTGGATCGCCAGTGATCGCACACATATACCCCTGCTCATCTAGCATCTTCATCAAGTCTTTGGGGGTTACTTTTTTCATTGTTTTGCCATTCCTGGGGATAGTGCGTAAAGTCCTTGACCAACTCCTTGCGTTTTTTCGCCACGGATCTAACTTCCGCTCTCTTTCACCGATGTCAAGACGCACTGACATTGCAAGTGTGGCATCGTGAAAACTGCTGTAGCTGCGATGCTGTGGAGATCCCAACGACCGCCGTGTTCTATTGATCTGTCCCGATTTCTGCCTAGCCCAGTTATTCCACTTGCAACCGTGAAACCGTCTGTATTTTCTTGCGGATGTTCGCAGAGCCTTAGCTATCGCTCTTGGCCACTCCCTTCTTTTGTTCAGTTCTTTTTTGCGAGCCGAAATGCACCCGCGACAAAACCCGCTTCGAATTGACGGATGGTCTTGCATGCGAAAGCAGTTGCCACAAAAACGACAAGGGTGCCTGACACACTGAGGACCGGTCTTTACCACGTGGTAAAACTGCGATCGTTTCAAGCCAACTCGCCTTGCAGCCTCTTGGACACGATCACCTCTTTTTCGTGATTGCCATTGCGGATCAGATTCAATATCCGCAAGCGTCTTCCGGCAAAGCTCTTTCGTCACCTGCATACCTTCCCCCTATATCCCCCATAAAGCACGCACTCTTTTTGCACGTTTCTGGGCCTTTCGTTGACCGTAACGCCCAACCGACCCCAAAGAACCTTCACCCCCGGCGGGGGGGGGCGGGCACTCGGTCACTCCTGCGGCGGCCTGCGAACCGTCACTTCCCATTTGTGCTTCCCTGTTGGCGTGTTGCTGCCGTCTGTCCACGTCCACGTCAGTTCAAACGTGTGGTTCTCACGCGTCTTATGGTCGCCCCCTTGAAACGCGTTATCAGTCGGACCAACTAATAGCGTTAGCGTGCCATCGCTCGCTACCGTTCCGCCGTTGTCGTCCAGAACGTCGCGATTGCTAACGATGGCGGTGCCGTCGTCGCTTACAATATCAAGCAGCAGCGATTGCAATGCAGCTTTAGCGATGTCTGATCCGTCGAAGTCTTGAAAGGTCACTGTGTATCGTGACGACTCGCCTGCATCGACGAAGTTATCTTCCGTTGTAAGAATTGCCACGCCCATTAGCTGCACCCTGTCAGTGTTACGGTTGCGGTTGCTCTCGCCAGTGCAGCTGCGCCTGATGCACGAGCCAGCGTTACTGTGTCAACGCAAACATACGTTGCCGTTGCCGCCTCCCCCGCCGCAATCCCCGAATACGAATACCCGACCACCTGCCGATCCGCTTGATCGATTGTCGAATCAGGAACGACCACCGGACCAACAGCCAGCAGGCTGATAGCCGCGATGCTCTTTCGCTTCTTGGATGAATCAATGGCCATCAGCTACCCTCCGCCTCGGTGTAGGTCGTTCCGTCATCCGACAGCGACTTGGACCATACGGGAGCACCAGCGTCGCCGTAGAACGTCTTGGCCGAGGATGTCACATCGATCCGGTTGCGTAATGCTCCGTACAAGGTGGCAAGCATTTCTGGAACGGTCGCAGTCGCACCAGGCACGCCCGGTTCGCTTACGTCGGTTGTGAGCTGGGTTATTAAGGTATCGACGTTGCCGTCAACCGTGTCCACGCTCGACTGGCTCGCCCTGGCGTCCAAAATCAAATCCAACCGACCGCCATCAGCCCAGTCCGTCTGCAGCTCATTTGTGTCGGCCACGATCAACCCGAGCACCGTGTCGAGGTTTGCCGCCGACAAACCGACTGCCGATCTCACGTCCGCTTGCGACAAGTCATTCAGCAGACCGATCGCTGTCGTGTTAGCTGATGCGGCAGAGTTCGCGTCGTTCGCTGCGGTGTAGGCTTTATTCAGCACTTCGCCCGACTGGTCGGTCGTGACGACGCCTGAAATGTCGTAGGTCCAAACGTCGGCAGCGGACAGGTCGTTCAGTGCCGCGATCAGACCAGGCACGTCATCGGATTGCAATTCATTGGTATCGGCCACGATGTCGTTGACAATCTTCCCTGCCTGACCTGCTGTCGAAATAGCCGAGATGTTGTATTCCCAAACGTCTTGCGCCGACAAACCCGATCCAGCAACCCCGCAATCATTAATCGTTTTGGATGGCGTTGCGACATTAAAGAAGTGTTCAAACGCATCGGCAATCTGCGTTCCTGTTCCAGCCAATGCGTGCCCCTCGATCTGCGTGATATTGGCATCGACTGTACCGCCGCCGCTTGGTGCCTGTTCTAGTGCGTTCGCCGTGAACCGGCTGACACCGCCATCGCTTTCGATCAGTTCGTTCAGCAATGCCGTCGATGTTCCTGGCTTGCTCGCTGGATCGTAGTCAGCGGCTAACAGGTGGTCCAAGTGGATGTCAGCCAAAGCAGTGTCCACTTCGGCGTTGATTGCATTGACTGCTGACGTTCCCAGTGCGTTGACTGTGCCGACCGTGACGCCCGACTGGTCCGCCGTAAGCGAGTAGTTCGTTTTGTCGTTGTTGGTCGTGACTGTGACACCTGCGGTGACGCTGCCAACGCTGCCGACGACATTTCCTGCCACATTGCCGCCGACGTTGCCGGTGACGCTTGCCGCGACGACTGAACCATTGCCGATATTGTATCCAGTGCCGTCACATGCCGCTTCAAGGTTATCGGCGGCTGTGCTGTCGCCGCTGATCTTGGCAACGTCCACAACTCGATTCTCGCACGACCACTGAGCCAATACGCCCGCTGGTGCTTGGCTATCAAGCGTTTCGTCGCTCGCGTAAAGCACCGCCACGTAATCACTGCCGGTCGTGAAGTCCGCATCGTTCGACATATCCACCGAAACGATATGCACACCGATGCGACTACCGGGTTCACTTGTGATCGTGATCGTTGATGCGTCCAGCGTCATCGCTGAGCCATCTTTGAAAACCACAATATCCGCTTCTTCGAGCGTTGCAGAAAACGATTCACGGCCACCATCGGCGGCGTTTGTCGTGAATGAAAAGTAGACGATTGCGTCTTCGATAAAGTCGCCTAAATACATCATCCCAAAAGTCCGCCGTTAACGAGGCCACTATTTACTAAGCCGCCACCAATCAAAGCACCGACCGTTGCCGCTGCACCCCCGCCACTTACAAACTCATGGGCTCCAATGTCCCAAGTATCCCCCTCGGTGTCACGGTCTCTGCCGTCGATGTCGATCTCTACGCCGCTGGGCGTTGTGCCAAGATCCGTCCCGGCGTCGATGGCGTCGGCTCCGGTTTTGAGGTGTAGGTCTTCACTACCGCCGACG